TCACCATTCATTTTCTTAAAAAAATCAAATCCATTTTGGACGATCGGGCTCCGATCCGGTTTACTTGGTTTCGTGTTCTAATACCCAAAGACCTTGCAAGAATGAATCCGCCAAATCATCTTTCTTTGGATGGGAAGCAAAATGCGCCTGATTCTCTGCCGGAACTAGAGCGTATGCATGCGCTATGCCTGTCTTTTTGCGGCCTTTATAACTTGCGGTTGAATCTTCCACAGTCACAATGTTTGACAGCTTGTGAGTTGCCGAAACCCCAGTACACCGAAATCCACGGCAACAAAAATACATCTGGAGCATTGCTTGAACCCCAAACATTCTTCGGTCCATTTGATTTTCAAAAGCAACGACATCTGCTCCCTTCCACGAAGTCCGAGCGTCCAAACTCTTGATGATTGCAGGCGCTAAATCCAACACAGACCCTTGAATCGCAGACGAAACACACTTCTTCCACGTGTTCTGTTTATGGTGATTGTAAAGCAACTTTACCAAATCGGTTTTCTTAGTTGCAGTTGTCTCCAATCCTTCTGCTTCAATTCGTTCGTGAAGTTGATTAGGAGTCATCTTATTAATTTCTGTTTTAGTCATTGCCTTCTTCTTGCGAGGACAATGCTTTGAACAACTGAACAATCCATTACTTGCATGTTCATAACGTGCTGCCGTAGAGCATTTATGACATCTAGGAGCGCCGACACCTGCCTGTTCTCCTAGTATGTCAATGATATTCCAATCTATGATTTTTACATCGGTGCGACTTGTGCCTTCAAGGACACAAAATGCAAGGTTTCTAATGCCTACATCGAAGGAAACTATCTTCATTGTTTACTTTAAGCGGTTGCCTTTAAAAGAGAAATCAAAATGTTCTTAGAATCTCCCTTTCCAAATGGAATTCCACGGGTGGTCAAGAGTTCTTGAAGTTCCTTCTTAGTCTTGGATTCAAGTCCATCTGTATCCAGTGCTTCTGGGGGTCCAGAAACAACATCTTGTGATACAGAGACACGGTCATCTTCATCGTCTTCAGGAACTTCCACCTTCTGAACTGTCTCAGTGGGTTCAGGAATTGTGGCAAGTTCAATGTGAGGTTGTGGAATGGACGCCATCAAGGTCTGGTTTAGATCACTGATGACTAGTGCAATTGCGTTCATGTTCTGGAACATACGCGTTTGTTGCCAGTAGATCCAACCGACCATACAGGCGAGGATGAGAACCATAGAAGCAAGAAGTGCGATCGATGCATGAAGAAACTCCATTTATACGAAGGCGGGGAAAGGTTGTGGCTCCTTAAACGAAGTCATCTTCTTCTAATTGTTGTAATTGACGACGAGGACATACAAAGTTTCCAATTAAGACTCCTATTGTACACCCAACAAGTGTTACAAAAATTGAAACAGCTAGTATAACATCCTGATCCATTCAGTTTATATCGTAGGATTAAAGTAAATGGTTCATAAAATCAGAAAATCACGTGGAGCATCTGGAAAGTAATCTTGTATTCTGATAAATGGCACCCAAGAAAGGAGGAGCATTTATTGAAACGATGGTTGCATCAGGAATCGGCGCCTACGCTGCGAAGAACTCTTCGTCAATGAAGGGACTTTTATGGACACTTCTCAAGTATGTTGTAGTGATTGTAGTTATTTCCTTCATTCTGTTCTTTGTCTTGAAGATGATGTCTACTGAGAACTTTGTCCCGATCACACCTTCTGAAACAGGCGACAAGAAGGTAGAGACACCTGCAGGGAACACGATTTTACATTAAAAATCTTCATCCAACCTAAGTTCTCCAGAAGACTGAACGCGTGAATATTCAGAGACCTTCTTTTCAAAGAAGTTGGTCTTACCTTCCAGACTAATCAAATCCATAAAATCAAACGGATTGTGTGTTCCGTAGATCTTCTCACCGCCCAACTGGACTGCAAGACGATCCGCTACAAACTCAATGTATTCAGACATCATCTTTGAGTTCATTCCAATCAAAGCACATGGAAGAGACTCACAGATGAACTCTTTTTCAAGAATCACGGCACTTGTAATGATGGATCGAATCTCTTCAGGTTCAGGTTTATTAGAGAGTGTATGAAAAAGCGCTACAGCAAATTGTGTATGAAGACCTTCATCACGAGAAATCAACTCATTGCTGAAAGTCAAACCAGGTAGAAGTCCACGTTTCTTCAACCAGAAAATCGCACAGAACGCACCTGAGAAGAAGATACCTTCCACACAAGCAAACGCTACCAAACGAGTTCCAAAACTCTTGTCCGCATTCATCCAGTGAACTGCCCAATCCGCCTTCTCCTTAATACATGGAATGGTCTCAATTGCATTAAACAACTTTGCCTTCTCCTCTTCGTTCTTGACGTAGGTATCAATCAACAATGAATACGATTCAGAATGAACACCCTCCATCGCATTTTGGAATGAATAAAAGAGTTTGACAACTTGAGAATCCACCTCGCCTTGAAATCGTCGCACAAGGTTTTCCATCACGATTCCATCGGACCCTGCAAAGAACGCTAAAACATGCGTAACAAAATGCTTCTCATCTGCTGTCAACTTCGCCCAATCCGAATGGTCCTTTGAAAAATCAATCTCCTCAGGGGTCCAAAATACCGCGACGCTTTGCTTGTACATCTTATACAAATGCTGCTCCGATGACCGAATAGGAAAAAGTGTATACGACATCTGTATATATAGGGGAGAAAACACTTAAACCTTTGTCTTGCTACAAGACAATGAGTACTATCAATGTACAGAACTTATTGTCTAACGTGTTCCATCCTACCTTTGTCTACGACACTGTTAATCGCGTGTATAAAACCAATCTAGAACTTGTTAATGTTGATACTGTCTCTGCAAATACGGTGTCATCCTTCTTTGCATCCATCGGTGATGCACGATGTAATGTATATGTAGGAATAGGTGCGGGAAATGCATATTCAAGTATGGTGACAAGTAGTAATTCTAACACAACCTTCCTAGGTCCAGGAGCAGGAAATACAACTTCAAATGTAAGGAATAGTGTATTTATTGGATACAATGCAGGTCAGAATTCAACCGGAGGAAGTTCAAATACCATTGCAATTGGAACGAGTACAGACGGAGATGGAACACAAAACATCTACATTGGCGCAAATACTGGAGTGTCCAATTCAATTGGATCCAATAACATCTTCATTGGTCATGATATCACAGTTACAAATTTTACAAATAACAGCAATCAATTATTAGTTGGAGCGTTAGTTAAACCACCAGGATACATTGGAGATAACCTTGGATCTAACTATCTATTAGGAGGAAGTTTAAGCAGTAACTGTCTTGGAATCAATTTGTCAAATCCAGAATATACATTGGATGTCAATGGATATGCTCGTATTGGAACCAATCAAATAGGAGGTCTAGGAATCAATACAAATCCACTCGATTATACACTCAATGTGAACGGAGATATGCGAGTGTCGGATGGTTATGGAACCATGACCTTTACACATGATTCAAATAGCAATTCAGTCACTACAATTACTCCAGTACTTCCAGATAAAATTGCGACTCTTCAAGTGAATGATGGTTTCTTTTCATCAAGTGGTGCCACTACTGGGTCTACATATAATATTCCGTTAAAAAGGGGTATATTTATGGTTTCTGCAATTTCAAACACAACTGTTCAAGGTTATATTGGAATTTCATATGACTCATCTCATCAATCTGCTGTAAGTGGAGCAACAGGAACACTAATTACATCAAATAGCGGTAGTCTTGTAATTGCAAATAATACATCATGGAGTGTTACTTATTTTCCATCACCATAGTCTTTAACTTTTCAACAATTTTGCGAATAGACACAGACGAAACTCCTGACGCTTCAGAGACTCGTGTGATTTGTCCACCTAGAATCGATGAAACTACGCCTGCTACAATCGTCTTTGGGGTGTGTTCCATTTCAGGGAGAGTATGGAGTTTCAATACAATTGCATCACGATCGGTATCGGATAAGTCCATGTCTGAACAAATACGTTCTGCAATGCCTAGTTGAGTATTCAAGACATTTGAACCATCATTTGTAAATCGCATCAGTGCTTTGCAAAGTGCACGAATGGATACGTGGAATAGATTGGCAACTTCTTCATGGGTTCGTGTTGCATCATGTTGACGACAGACTGTAAAGATTGCTGCTGCCATGAGAGCACGGCGTGTTTCTCCACGAGTCTTTTGAGCGTCTTCTACTTTTTTAAACAATGCACATCCATCAAAGATGATTGCTTTAGGAAGTCCAGCGCGTAATGCAGAGGATTGAATCGCATCAAAGATACCCATCCAGGACCTCTCTCCATGATTTGAAAATGACCATGATGAGAGTTTTGCAATCGTCTTTCCTTCTTCAGATTGTTGTCCTCCTCTTCGTCTCATCATCATGGATCCGTAAGAGGAATCAGGAAGGAGTTCGCTCGTGATCGTCCCTGTTCGGGAAGGGTCGTCTTCAGTATTGCCGTAGACTCTCCATTCGGCACCTTCATCAATACATGCTCCCAGAATCGTCCCACAGCACTTGCACACGCGTTCACCGTCATCCACAACCACCTCATGCTCGCAGTTCATATATGTTTCTCTGTATTACAGCTCTTCATTCCATTTTATCTTCGCATACTTTCCAACAATGATGGATCATATGCGTTAGGACGATAATTGGTTAACAAAGGTGGGCGATGTTGAGACAACTTACCGCCTGCTGTTTTCATCCAGGAAATCAACAGATATTTATCATCAATGACCCACACCATGTATCCACCTTGCGAAAGTGTATTCATGATGTATTCACGCGCTTCGGACATTTGGAACAAAGGATATCCAAACACATACGCAGGAATTTCAAAGACAATATAGGGTGCATTCGGTGAATGGGTTGCTTGTTTACGGATTTGTCCATAGAGTTGTGAAAGCACAGGTCTCATTGCTCGCATGCGTTTTTCTTTTCTATCCTCAGCCTCTTCCCATACTTCACGCGCTTTAAGCATGCTTACCTTCTCTATACAAGAATGTTTCGCTCAATTGCCCTCGGTGGAGGTGGTGTAAGAGGAGGTCTCATGATTGGTGGATTGTCTGCTCTTCAAAAATATCAACCTCTTGAGTTTCCAGATGGTATTTACGGATGTTCAGCAGGCGCTCTTATTGCTACAGCACTTGCCTATAAAATCCCTCTTTCTGCAATTCATCATATGTTTGAAACTGAATTCAATTTATCAACGATTCTTCCATCCATTAACTTGACATCCATTTCAAGTTTCACTCAAGCAAAAGGGTTATTCTCTATGGATACATTCACAAGTACAGTTCTCAAAGCATTTGATAGTCAAGGAATTGACCTACGAAATGCAGTGATTGCAGACAGTCCACAAAAACTCTTTATTTTGGCTTCTAATTTGACTACACGACGGAGTACATGGTTAACGGGTTCGGTTCCAATTTTGGATGCACTGCGCTGTTCATCCTGTCTTCCGTTTGTCTTTCATCCTCAACTCTTGTATAACAATCTCTATGTTGATGGTGGATTTCATACACACGCAATGCATGAAGTAGTTCCAGCAGACTGTCTTGTGTTTCACATTAGTCGTTCTGAAATTGCAATTCCTCCAGAACGATTGAAGAAAATGACACTTGGAGAATACTCTGCAACACTCTATGAATCCTTTCGTTCGAAACCATTACGAGACAATGTAGTCTGTTTCAAGAATGATACGATTTCACTTATGCAAGAACTAACACCTGAACAGAAAAAACTACTCTTTACTCAAGGAGTTGAACAGGCTTCACGCTTCTTTTCCAAACGTTTCCCTGAGAAACTGAGTTAATCCTTCTTGTGTAGGAACTCCTGAATAGGTATACAAATCGGTTGAAGTCTCAAGTTTGATAGTTGGGTATGCGTCCACTTGATATAGATCAGTTGTTGCACGATCCTTATCTGCATTCACGCGAATAAATGAAACCGTTGTGTTTCCAAACGTAGTAGGTCCTGCTTCTAATTTCTCCCATTCTGGCATTGCTTTTTGACAATGTCCACACCAGTCTGTGTGAAAGAAGTAAAGGTTTGCCTTGTCTTTAGGAACTTCACGCTTTGGTTTCAAGGTAGGTTTCCATAAACGCCAAAGTAGAAGAAGTAAAAGAGTAAACGCAAGGACTGTGATGAGGGTCTGCATTACTTGAGAACACGAGAAATTCTGCGTTGCAATTCAAACCAACGACGATAGGCTTCTTGTGGGGTAACACCCTCTTTAATTTGAATCCACGCAACATCAGTAGTCATACGTTCAGGTTCAAAAGGACGAGAGTGAATTTGAACCCAATTTCCGTTATACCTTACAAGAAAAGTAGAACTTTCCATTGTTTCTTGTAGGTTTGTAAGTGGTAAATGGAAGTCATATTCAGAAGATATTACTGTAAAGAGTAAATGGAAGTCATCCTAAGGGGGATTGTAGCGGTTGCTGCAAACTATGTAGTTCATTATGGTGCTGCGAGGGTCTATGATACATTTTGTGTTCCACACGATTTGTCTGAAGTGCTTAAAACACTCTTTACAACCTCAAGTCCTATTTGTGTTGTTTCTTTGGGAACCATGCAGATGACGCAGAATAACTATGGAACGCTATTAACGACTACATTAGCGTCTCATCTAGTCAATGCATTGAAAGTTTAAATACGTGGGAATCCAACTAGGTTGGCACCGATACCGAAACCGGCACCTGTGCGAGCAGACGCTCCAACGCTAGGAGCATAGATATCCAGGATCGCGAAGGTGGCAGTGGCAACGAGGGCAATCATTGCAACCTCGGCAACCTTGAGGGTCTTTCCAGGGAGAACGAACGCAGCAATCGCAACCGCAGTTCCTTCAAGGAGATATTTTATCAATCTTGTCACGAGGTCGGCAATGTCAAGTCCGGCAGAAGGAGTGGGCTTGGGCTTAGAATCCATTTGTTTGGTTCTTAGTCAGGAAGAAATTTTCATATTCAATTAAACTCCATAATATGCTTTATATGAAACGATTGAAACTCCGACAACCCAAACTGCCCACCAAGGAACGTAGAGCGAGATATATTGGAGAATCAAGAAGAAGATGAGTGCATGGACGGCTGCTGCGGTCATAATGCTTGAACCTGGAGGCAACGTAACTATGAAACCAGGGACGAGGAGAAAGAACAAATACGCGGTCGTGAAGATATCATACATTTACTATTCTGCGGAGAAAGAACTTAAGGTCAACTCGCAAGAGGTAAAAACGGAATCAATAGTATTAAATATAGAAACGTATGATTAGAAAACGTAATATGACCGAAATTGAATTTCAGGAGTGGTTTAACTCAAAATTAATCACAACAAACGAAGGTTGTAAAGAATGGTCTGGGTGTAGATTTAAACAGGGATATGGCGTGATACGAATATCTGGAAAAAATCTTAAAGCACACCGGGTATCTTTAGAACATTCACTAGGACGTCCATTAAGAGAATCAATGCATGCTTTACATTCATGTAATAATCCACCTTGTTGTAATCCAGATCACTTACGAGAGGGAACTAATCAAGAGAATGTAGATGATAAACTTCGTTCAAATAGACAACCACGTGGACAAACAAATGGTAAAGCAAAACTTACTTTAGATCAAGTTAATGAAATTAGACAAAATCAAAAAGGTCTTACTCAATATCAACTTGCTGACCAGTATAATGTAAAGAGACCTTGTATTGCAAAAATACTAAGCGGTAAAACATGGAGTTTAAACATGAGAGCGTTAGTGTAAATAAATGCCTCGCACCGAACTCCCTAAATTTGAGGATGATGGACGTCCAGTTGATTTTTTAGATGAAGACCCAGAAATCCCTACTCAGAAATATTGCGTTGTTTCCTTCATCAGTCCTGAGAAGGTGATTAAGCAGAAGCAGGAGTTTATGTTTGAAAAGTTCGTAGAGTGGATGGATTACGAATGGAAGATCAAGGGACTTGAAAACTTCATGGCCTTTTTGTCCAAGAAGTATTCCGTCAAGATTGATGATCTTTTGAAGGATGCACAGGAGTATGTGAATGTGCGTAAGGAGGAGGTGAAGAAGACGGATATTCACGAGCAGTATCAAATCTTCTTGCTCAAGAACGAGAAGGACCTTCAGGAGATGTATGATAACAAGGTTGAGTTCAGGACCAATATGCGTGGTGTTAAGGTTCGTCGTGCGTTTGCAACCGTTGAGGAAACTCAGATGTTTGCAAAGGTACTTCAGCGTCGTTATCCAAAGGACAACTTGTATATCGGTAAGGTTGGCGCTTGGTTGCCTTGGGATCCATCGGAACACTTGATGCCTGAGGTTGAGTATGCTGAGAAGGAGTTGAATGAGTTGATGAGAAAGTATAAGGAGAACGAATCCAATAAGGAGATGTTCTTTGCTGAGCAACGTGAGGAATCAATTCGTAAGCAAAAGGAGGAGAATGAACAACGAAAGAAGCAGAATGCATTAGAGAAGAAGACCTTAGAAGATGGTCTAGCGGACGCTTCTAAACCAATTCACCCAAGCGAAGGTTCCTTGAGGGATTAATGGCGACGACTCTTGGAACGTGATTTCTTACCACCACGACGACGTGTCTTGCGACGACCTCCAATCTTAGCATTTGCAAGACCTGATACCAGTGCATCCACATCAAAGTCATCATCGACAATTCCTTGAGATTGTGATTCTTCTTGCCTGAGTGCACTTGCAACGGGCTGTGCAGCTGCAGGAATGGCTGCCTCGCCCATAGAGGAATCTCCAGTGTCTGTAAGACTTGAAAAACTCATAGTTCCAGACTCAGCCATCGCTAATCCTGCTAGAGCAATAGCCTCTTCAGAGTCCAACCCTGCTGACTTGAACGCTTCTTTCCAGATACGAGAGGGAGAGGCAATTCGGATTGTAGCGTTTTTTGCAATTGCATCCTTTATAGTCTTCAATTGATCTAACTCTAGTTCAACTTCATTGACCGAAAACTCCTTTGAAAAAATGGTACGACGACCATCTTTTCGATTGAACGAAAGGTCCGAAAGATTTTTAAGCAAAGGAGATGGATCGTCCTTTTTAAAACTAAAAAGAATCACTGCCTTGGGCATTGTTTATTGGAAGTATTTTATTCACGACCTCCTCCTTCTTTTCGAACCCACACCGAGGGTGCGGCATTCTTTTTACGCAGTGAAGAAGCGTTATAATCATCGGCTGCGAGCATAGCAGACTGGAAAGGTCGGTTATCTGCCCATAAAGACTGGTCGCACAACCTAAATGGAGGGTGTTCGGACGCCTTATACCAAAACACCTGGTCTTCTAACTTGTTTGAAGAAACGTTATTACAAATCACTAGACCTTCATAGTTTTCTGTACATTGATCCATGAAATCACAGAACATCTCAAAGGTCGGAAACATACCTGCGTAATTCTCGTAAATTCTACGACGATTCCCTAGGATATTCTCACGAAGAATGAATACGAAATCTACATTGGTTCTCAAATTGGGTGTAATACCGAGAGGATACTGCATGGTGATAATGGTCATCATATCGAGGTGACGACCGTTCATAAATACAAAACGAGTAGACTCTTCATTAATCCACTCTTTGGCTGCATACAAACAGTCATCTAAAATCATGAACGCACGAGGATCAAATGCCTGACCACTTGCTTTGGATTTCAAAAATCTCTGTTTGGCAGCAAACTGTCTCTTAATGAAATTCTGTACTTTCCCTGGTTCATACTTATCATGAATTAGTTTAGAAGGAACAAAGGATTGAAAATATTCATTGACTGCTTCAGTAGGTGAAATGACTAACCCTGCTGGAAAGCAATCTTGAACGTTAAAAAGCAAATCACGTGCTAAAAAGGACTTACCTGTGTCTTTCTTTCCAATAATCACGATCATAGGACTTTTTCGTGAATCCATTCCACATCGGTCCTTGATCATGTCCATGTTGAACTTTTTGAGTTGGAAATTCATCTTGTTATCCCTGTCGTTTATTTTTTAACATTCATCACCGAGACATTTCATAATGGGAAAGGAACTACGAACTACACCAGTGTCTTTAAAACTCCAACGTATGTCCAAACTGGATGGAACACATTGGTCTATGAAGAGTTTGCAACCCTTTTTTCCGTGTCTTGAGAAGTTGTTCAAGACTGAAACATTAGCAGGACTTCATGAATATGGAGTTAAACTGAATCATCCAATTGAATCCATTGTGGACGCTACTCATATTCGGGTTCGCGGACAGACGATTCCAGTTCATCGCAAGACAACGATGATTTTGTCACCTTTCAAGACGATGCGAGGAGATTATGGATCGTTTGGTGTTCCTAAACGAACCGATGTTGCAACAGACATGCAAGAACGAACACAAAGTGCACATACAGCAGCATATGTTGGAGCCATGACATCCTTGGCATTATCTGAATCGGGTTGCCAGCATTTTCCTAAAGTCTATGGTGTCTACGCAGGACTTGCAGACTCACATACGATTGATATTTCAGACGACTATGAGGATTTGACTGAAAAAGGTTGGTTTGCAGATAAGATTGGACATACATTTGAATTGAAATTAAGAACTGCAGGTCATGATGCAGAGTTCAGTCATACTCGTCGAGCAAGAACATCACTTGAGATGGGAGATGAAATTGACTTGGGAGACATTGAAGATGTAACGGTTGATCATATTAGCGACCCAGACTCCGAACGAGATGTTGAAGCATACGATGTTGCTTCTTCTGAATCCCCTGAAGATGAGGAGGAAGATGATGACGATGAAGATGTCTACGATATTGAATCGTGTGCGTGCTCAGAAGAAACAAACGAAGAATCTGATGAAGATCCTGAATCCTTTGCATGGGCTACATTCAAAGATGTACCTGTGATGACTACAGTGATGGAAGTCTGTGAAGGAACCTTTTACGATTTGATGAATAATCATCCTGAACCTGAGAAACATGTTGCATGGGTTTCACAGATTGTCTTTGCATTGGCGTTTGCACAGAGGAATTACGGATTCACACACAACGATTTGCATGGAAACAATGTAATGTATGTTTCAACAACTGAGGAGTTTCTGTTCTATAAGCACGGTGGACAAGTCTACAAGGTTCCAACGTTTGGATACCTGATTAAACTCATTGATTTTGATCGTGCAATTGTGTCTTTGCGTTTGACAGGAATGAAGGAACCTAAATTATTCATGAGCAGTCAGTTTCAGGAAGATGAAGAGGCAGGTGGACAGTATAACATGGGACCCTTTCACAACACAGAAAGATCCTATATTAGCGCTTCATCTTCGTTTGATTTAGTTCGATTTGCTACGTCAGTCTTTTGGGATATGTTTCCCAAAGGACCGAAGCATGAAACTTCACATCCGTTATTTGAAATCTTCCTTCAATGGATGAAACAGAGTGATGGTACTTCAGTGATGTTCCGTGAAAAGATGGACAATCACGATCGGTATCATGGATTTGATTTATATAAGGCAATTGTGAGGTATTGTGGAGATTCAGCAGTTCCAAAGAAGGAAATTGCAAGGATGACACAGTATAAAGCTACACCGTCTGCTGCTCAATTAGGAGATGCGTTGATGATTGACGCTTAAAACTCAGGTTTGCCTACGAACATCTCTTGTGCAGCAGAGGTAACCGTTTCTGCTGCTTCTACAATTGTCTCCGTTCCAAGAGAATACAAAACGCCTCCAGTAAGAACACCTGACCCTGCAACAATCTTACCTAAATCCATGTAATCTACTGATTGAGTCTTTGCACGGCGATCCAACACATACAGCAACGCAGCCACTATCATCACGGCACCTACAATCATTCCAAGTGTTTGGTAGTCAGTCATTTGATTTTTGAGTGTGGATTCGTTTGGGGGCGTTATACGCATTAAAGATTGAGTTCCATGGTTCCAGAGGGCTTGAGTTCAGGTTCATCGGACTCCTTTTCGTCTGCAAACAAATCCAATTGAATGTCTTCACCTAACATAACCCTAGGACGCTCCTCTTCCTCTTCATCATCTGTCTCAAACTCAACTGTCTGTGAATCTCCAAACGTGAGACTGGATTTTGGCGCTTCCACTGGAGAAGAAGTTTGAACTTGAGATTTTGGTGGTTCAACAGATGTTTTTGCTTGAAAATAGGCTTTGCTAATATCCTTCCATGGAATGAAACTGTCAATCACTTCATCAAGGCATCCTCCTAACATCACTTCAATATCACGACGGTTACGTGATTGTTGTTCAGATGTAACATCAATGGTCTTGAACAAATATGCATTGCTCCAAGACTTGCGTGCAGCAGACTTGTAGAGTGCAAATACAAACTTAGGAAGCGATGGGCGATCAAACTCAATGTTCACATGCACTTCATCCGATTGCTGAAGAGAAGCAAACGCACGAATATAACTGACAAAGACACCTAGCAATAAATCATTCATGTATTCACACTTAGACGCCTTCTCAATACGTGCTACTTCAGTCTCTAAGGTCTCATCTGTCCATTGAGGAACACGTGTCAATAAGTTTTGAAACGTCTTGAGTGTTTCAGTAGGTTGCTTAGAACGAACACAGGCAGTCTTTGCATTATCATAGATGCTCCAAAGACCATCTGCAACGTGAGGAATCAGTACGCGACTGAGATTTTCGCGAAGAGACTGTTTGACAAAATCGGTGCTCATTTACTTAGACAGAGTGATTAGAGGAATGACAATACGGACGCAAGCATGCCAAAGTTTGTCTTGATTTTAATGGTCCGTAATGAAGAGCGTATTATTCAACGATGTATGGAATCTGTAAAAGATGTTGTGGATGCATTTTGCGTTTGTGATACAGGGTCTAACGACAAAACCCGTGAGATTGTCACTGAATTTCTTAAGACACATGATGGATGCTTAACGCATGTTCCTTGGCAGAATTTTGGATACAATCGGTCCGAGAGTTTTACTAAAGCGCAATCATATTTGAAAGCAACCGGATGGGACTTGAAAGATACCTATGGACTTTTGTTGGATGCAGATATGATGTTTGTTCCTGGATCGTTGAAGACACATCCTCTGACTGAAATTGGATATACAATTGTTCAATGTGCTGGAATGTTAGAGTATCCAAATACACGCCTCGTTCGAATGGACTATCCATGGGTGTGTCGTGGTGTCACTCATGAATACTGGGACGGAATCTGTTCACATCTTCCACGAAACGTATGTCGAATTGATGACTTCAATGATGGAGGATGTAAGTCTGATAAGTTCACACGAGACATTGCATTGCTTGAACAAGGACTCATTGATGAACCCACAAATGTTCGTTATATGTTCTACCTTGCACAGACGTATCATAGTTTAGGACAATGGAAGGAGTCGCTTAAACTTTATAAAAAGAGAATTGCAGCAGGAGGTTGGTTTGAAGAGATTTGGTATTCTCATTACATGATTGCAAAATGTCATAAAGAACTTGGAAACATTCCAAAATTTGAAGAGTGGATGCTTCGAGCGTATGCGTATCGTCCTCAACGTGCAGAATCTTTATACGAACTTACAAAATACTTCCGTGAAAAAGGTCAACCTTACAAATCCTATCACTATATGCTGATGGGTCAGAAAATCCCGATGTCTACCGATAGTTTGTTCATTGAGACTGAAGTCTACAATGGATTGTTTGACTATGAAGAGTCCATTCTTGATTACTATGTCAAGTCTGACAAATCAGAAGGTGTTGCATCCTCAGTGAAATATATGTTAAAACTTGGACTTCATCAACCCTGCCTTATGTCCAACTTGAAGTTCTACGTACAACCCATTAAGTCTGAACGTAAACGATTAACCTTTCCATCACCCTTTGATGAGACCTTTTCACCTTCGGCATTATCCGTGATTTCATATCCAATTGTGAATGTTCGGTATGTCAACTACAAGGTTGTGGACGGGAATTTTGTGACACCCAACGGGTTGTCTCTTTGCGAAAATGCATGTTTCAATCTAGAAACAGGAACCCTTCTTGCAAGGATGGATGAATCCTCTGTGAATCTTCCTATAACTGAAAGTGGAATTCGAGGATTAGAAGATGTGCGTGGATATCACGATTCTCAAGGAAATCAATGTTTCACTGCAACAGTTCATTCCTATGAAAAAGATGCAATTCGTATTTTACGAGGTCGGTATTCACCTACTGGAACCTATTCAAACTGTGTAGTCTTACCTTCACCACGAGGAAGACAGTGTGAAAAGAATTGGCTTCCAATTCCTGCAACAGATACCTTCATTTACGATTGGAATCCTTTGACAATTGTAGATTCAAGTGGAACTATCATTCGTGAAATTCCAACTCCACCTATGTTTTCACTCTTTCGTGGATCGGCACCACCTATTCGTATAGGCAATGTATGGTGGACTTTAGTACATATGGTTGACTATGGTCCTCCTCGTAGATATTATCACTGCCTCGTTGAATTGTCTATGGAGTTGATTCCACTTCGAATCACTATGCCATTTGTCTTCGTCTCTACAGCAATTGAATACTGTCTATCGTTTCGGAATGTAGATACAAACCTTCACTTTTTCGCAGGAATCAATGAAACTGCATTATCTCGATTTATCATTTCTAAATCCGAGTTTAAATGGAATGTTCTCTAATTCGATAATGAGTATTGCAGTCTTAGTTCCAGTCTGTAGTCGATCACATACGTGGACCGACTTCAAAGATTGTTTTTTAGTGAACCGATTATTCCCTAGTTTCAATGCAACGAAAGATTCAGCGTATTCGTATACATTCTATTTTGGAGTGGATGATGATGACTCTTTCTTTCTTACCCACCGTTCTGAACTAGAAGCGTTAGGTAAAGTTGTTGTTCTTTCAGGATGTCAACATGCTCCTGCATGGGCGTGGAATCGTTTGGCAGAAGTTGCATATAACGATGGACATGATTACCTCTTTCAGATCGGTGACGATGTGATGATTCAAACATCTGGATGGACTTCTAGATTCATATCAAAATTGAAACAGCATAAACATCGTGGAGTAGTCGGTCCTAAGAATCCAGTTAATTTTGCGTTGAGAGTAGGAGGAACACAAGTCATTGAGAATGCGTTTGTCCATCGTAGTCACTATACGTTATTTGGAACGTTCTTTCATCCAAGCATTCGCAATTGGCACTGTGATGAGTGGTTAACGCAAATCTATCAAGGATTCTGTTCCTATACCGATGAAGAAGTATTGGTAGACAATGGTTGCATTGACAAACGATACCATATTGAATCGGTCGATATTTCAGAACAGATTCGTGAAGGACGTGAAAAAATACGTAAAGATCTTCATGGGTGCTTCTCATTTTGTGTGTATGGGTCATATACAGAAAAATACTACCAAGGACTTGTTGAAAATATTCCATTGATTCAAGAACACTATCCAAAGTGTGAAATCAAAGTCTATGCTTCTCCGGAAGCGTCAGCGTTTGTTCATGAACTGAATGTTACTCTTCATACAACCTCTGAACATGATTCTCGTAATAAATCGTATCGCTTCTTGCCTGCGTTTACAGATGACTATGAGTTCGTCTGTGTGCGTGATACGGATAGTCGTGTTCATGCACGAGATCGGTGGTGTATTAATACCTTTTTAGACAGTCCATTTACGGCGTATACAATCCGTGATCACAGTTGTCATGCGTATTTAATGATGTGTGGGTTGTGGGGATGCAAAGGTAAACTAGAAGTCTCTCCAGAGGTTCTACGTGAATTTGTAGCGGTCCGACCCGATGGATATACAGTGGACGCTGATTTCTTAAATACACATGTGCATCCATTAATTCGTTCATCCTTTCTTGTCTTTTCTTTCAAACCGGATGGAGTTCTTGGAGATCCAACTGAAAAAATAAGATTGATTGACTATCCACTGGTGAATCAAGAGTTTTGTGGGAATGTAGTGTTGTATGGAAATAGAGTTCCTTATCATGAATTCGTTCAAGTGTAGAGGTGACGCCATGACTCGTTCACAACTTTGGTTTCAATCAACAACGATTTTACATCTTCGGGTGTGATATTCATTGGAAGTTTAATTGCCTTATAGAATGGATACGTCTTTGCAGTCTTCTCATCAGCAATCCTTAGAAGGTTGATGCGAGTGACCAATGTCTCTAATGCACGAATCAGAACACGAACACCTTCTTCTTCACGTGAATACTCTGAAATCAAGAACTTGACTGCATCTTCAGTGATGGTCAAGTCATTCTTCATATTGATTCGTTCTAGGACTTGTGGCCAGACGTATTGATGAAGAATTGCCTGTTTCTCTTCACATGTGTATCCTGAGCAAGTGATGACCTGCATACGGTCTTTAAGAATTGGATGGACCTTGGATTCATCGTTGAAGGAGAACACGAACAAGCACTGACTCAAATCAAAGTCCACACCTGCAAAGTATCGATCGTGGAAGTGAGAGTTCTGAGACCTGTCGGTTAAGTGAATCAACATGGATACGATTTCATCACCGTGTGGTGTTGTGGACACTTTGTCCAGTTCATCAAAGTAGAGGACTGGATTCATGCATCGTGCAGACATGATTGAATCTGCAATACGACCCCAGGTTGCTCCTTCGTAGGTATAGGAATGTCCTACAAAGTTTGCAGAATCCGATGCACCGCCCAACGAGAAGAACTCAAATGGACGCTTGAGAACCTCAGCAACTCCATGTCTTGCAAAGGAGGTCTTACCTACACCCATAGGTCCCTTGAGAGCAATCACGTTGCCTACAGATTTAGGATTGGCAATCCATTGTGCGACAATTTGCATGATCTGTGTCTTGGCTGCATCCATTCCATAGACTGCCTTGTTCAGAGTAGTCTGTGTATCGGTCAAGAACTTGGAACATCCTGTAGGATCCTTTTCAAAGGTCACTGGAAGAGGAACGACTTGTCCAAAGGGAACACGAAGGAATCCATCGACCCAGGTTTTGAGTTTGTGAACTTCTCCACTATCGGCATCCATCTCGTTGAGCATGTCAATCTTGCGAATCACTGACGCCTTGAGCATATCTGAGATCGGCAATGCCAACACTCTGAACTTATATGGAACCTCTCCATCAGTCACGAGTTTAGCGAGTCCCTTCATTTGTTCGTTGAGTTTACGACGCTTGGATTTAGAAAGGTCTTCAAAGTAGTCTTCCTCTTCTGGATTCAATCGCAGAGCAGGTTCATCTGATTCCTTGTCCTTCTTGGAACGCTGCTTTCCGAACGTAGGCATTCCACGCTCAGGACGAACGTACTTCTTCATGAGATGCTCAATGAACTCTTCCTCTTCCTCTTCACTTGCATAGTCGTCCTCATCTTCATCTTCAACGTCAATGCGACTCATACCCTTTCCACCTGCAATTTGGTGAATGTGGAGTTTGACAGAGACTTTGGCACCTTTGGGAAGTTTGAGAGATTGCTCTTCCTCTTCAGATTCGTCTTCATCTTCATCTTCGTCTTCATCTTCATCTTCATCTTCGTCTTCGTCTTCAGTTTCGCTCATGTCTGTATCAACGTAGTCAGAATCTTCATCTTCATCTTCAATGTCATCATTTTTGGTCTTGAGATTTTCATCGTCTACCCAGACGACGGGAGTATTACGCTTGCGAAGATTATACCGTTTGGGCGACATCCTTATTTGCCTACTTGGATAAAAACAAAGTAACTTCCATTTTAATAATGGAGGACATCCAGAACATTGTTCTCGAACTTGAAGACGAGAACAATAGGATCATTGCCTCAGACCCAGGGATTCGAAAGAGTATGAGTCTTGTAGAAGCGTTTTTGAAAACACACCCCGTCATGTGCTATGGAGGAACTGCAATCAATAACCTTCTTCCCGTGAAGGACCGATTCTACAACCCCGAGACCGATGTTCCAGATTATGACTTTTTTAGTAAGACGCCTCAAGAACATTCGGTGATACTTTCAAACCAATTGATTAAAAGTGGATTGAAAAATGTAGAGGTCAAACCAGGTATGCACATTGGTACCTTCAAAGTGTTTGCAGACTTTACAGCCGTTGCCGATATCACACATTTGACCGAAGAAGTCTTTGATCGCTTATGGGAAGACAGTCTAGTTCGTGAAGGAATTCACTATGTGAACCCAAACTTTCTTCGTATGTCCATGTATCTTGAACTTTCTCGCCCAAAAGGTGATGTAACTCGTTGGGAAAAAGTGTATAAACGTCTTCAACTGTTGAATCAAGCACATCCGGTCACATGTCCTAAAGACAAAATTAAGGAACATGAGGTATTAACTACGAAACAACGAACTCAAATTGAGAATCTTCTTAAAAATGAACCTGTAGTGTTACTAGGTGTAGGAGCATCTGAAATTCATATGCGAACCAATTGGACCACACCGATTGCACTTCTTGCAAACAAGGATGTTATTGAACGTTTAACTGAAGGAGAAGATATAGTGGTAGATGAAGAGAATGAAATCTTACCTAGACGCACAACTGTATTAACAAATGGTAAGAAGCACTTTATTCGATTTTATGAAACATCTGCGTGTCATAGTTACCACACTATGAAAAACGGTATTCGTGTAGCAAGTATTCCTACTACACTTCAGTTCTTCTTTGCCTACATGTATTCAGGTGGAAAATCAGAGAATATTGCAAGTATCTTATGTATTGCTCAACGACTGGTTGAGATTGCAAATGAAAAAACAAGTCGACGATTTGCAGTCTTGACTCCCAAGGAGTGCCTGGGGAAGCAAGAAACATTTACGGAGATGAAACGTGAGAAGGCGAATTTATATTCAGAGTTGTCGAGTAATAAGTCATCTCCAGAATTTTTGGAATACTTTTTCAGTTATAACCCATCGGATTCATCTGAAAAGAGAAAACAACTTATAAAAGCGTTGAGAAAGACGCGAAAGAATCGTGCTAAACTTAGTTCCGAAACGAAAGAATCGTCGTAGTAGCTGTTGTCAAAGGTTGATACGGTAATCCTACACAAGTAGCACATCCTTCTTCACGACCATGAAGAAACTGAAGGAATGAATTATATCCAGTTTCAGCACGATTACGGAACGCCGTAGGTGCGCTTGAATTGAACATTCGATACACTCCCTGAACGCGAAGACGCGCAGTACTATCTGAAGCGTCACGAAGACGCATTGATTGTGGACCTACAAATGCTGGTATATTACCCGAAGCAAGACTATTTTGACCTCCTGCACTCATTATTCAAGACTGAGATTATGTTCTACCTGTGTACCAAGTCATATCAAAATATTGAGGACCTTCAGGTCTTACATGTAAATCGTCTTTAGGAACCGTCTTTGAGAGTTCGTCCATATCGGACGCTGTCAATGAACGCGTGTAATAGGTGAGTCCAGACAAGGCTCCGTCCCACCCAAGTGAATCAGAACCAATCGTGATAGGGGAATCATTTTGCTTAGGAAGTTGTGCGAGCATATGATGTTGACGAATGACACCATTGATGTAAATATCCACTGAGTCTTGATCCACTACAATACCAAAGTGAATCCACTTCCTTGCAGGAATGTTTGAAATAAGAACGCTTTCTTTAGAACCATAGGTATCCACTACCACCAACAAACTGTTTGACGTGCTGTCTAAGTAGAGTCCTGGACAATCATTCTTTGAAAAGATGGTGCGTTTTTGACCATAGTTCATTGTAAAATCATTCATCAACAACCAACCTGCATACGTGAACGTAGCGCCTTCTGATTGATTGAAGGATCTAGAAAGTGGTTTTGTATACGTTCGTCCAGTTTTTCCTGAGATAGATCCATCTACAAGACTCACTGCAGTTGGGTCAGTTACGGTAGACTTACCAAACATATTCCAAAGAATAAATCCAATTAACACGAGACTGACTACAATGGCAAAAATTGTAAACGTATCCATTGCTTTCTACTTAGAAACAAACCCTCTACCAGTGAACTTAATTCCATTTGTTCTTGCCTGATTTGGAACTACAAGACGACCCGAAGGAGTCCACACCATTTTAAGCATAGTTT